GAAGACGAAAAGGTTTATGAGGAAGTCGAAGAAGACGACATGACCGAGGGTCGCCGTCCAAAAGCTAAGGACGGTGAAGAGGAAGGCGGGGAGCATATTGCAATGCAGTTACGCAAGTCAATCAGTATGCGCGGTCAAAAAGCAGTTCGTTTCAACGATGGTAAAGAAGTTAAAGTCTCTATGAGAGATGCTGATAAGTTTTTCAAGAAATTCAACAGAACAAGAATGGCAGCAGATAAAATTAAAATGACACGTAATGCTGCTAAGAGTTATGATCACTTCAAAAAGATTATTGATGAGGATATTGAAAGACGTGCTGATGTAAAAATGGTTAAAGTCAGAACTCCTGATGGTAAAACTGTTATGAGAAAGCAACGTCCTGAAATTAAAGTTGGTGAAGATGAAGTAAAAGAGTTATCAACAAAAACTCTTGGAAGTTATATTAGTAAAGCATCTGATGCTTCAAAGCATAGAGGCCTTCCAACACGTAAAGTTGATAATAGATATTCAGGTGTTGCAAGAGCATCAAAGAAGCTCGATCAAAGAGAGTCTGTTGATGAAGGAATGATGAAAAACATCGCTATTGATCTCAAGGATTTGGATGCAGCTGAATTCCAAAGAAAATATAATATGTCAAAAGCTGATGCAATGAAAAAGTTTGGTAAGCCAGAATCTGTACAAATAGAAGGTCATAACCATGAATATGATAGCAATTCTAAGCCTTTGTATGAAGTAAGGATGCCTCCATTTAAAGAAGTAATGAAAGTTATTGGTCACACAAAAAATGCTGTAGAAGGTAGAGCAGCATTAAAAAAGAAGTATGGTGTGACAGATAAACAAGCAGATGAAATTATTATGAAAACATTTAACTTAGATGAAAAGACACTTACACCTGCTGAAAAGAAAAAGCGTGAAGAGATTGCTCAAGCTATTCAACGTGACAATCCAGATATGCCAATGGATAAGAAGATGGCCATTGCAACTGCAACAGCTAAAAAGGTTGCTGAAGAAACACTTTATGAAGCTGACGCGATTGCAACATTAGAAAAAGCTGCAAAGAGTTCTCGGCCAATGAGAATTAAGTTTGATTCAGGTACATCTGAGAATCTTGATAAACAAACAGCTGAACAACTTCTCGATGTGCACAAAAAGCTAAATAGTAGTAATAAAAAAAGATTCGAACAAAATCTATTTAAGTCATCACTTGATTTTATGAAGATGGTAGATTTTGCTGTTAAGAAAGCGGGATAAGCTATGAAACTTATTACAGAAGTTAGCGAACAGATTAACTATATTTCTGAAGCTAAAGAAGACGGAAAAAAAGATTATTACATTGAGGGTGTTTTTATGCAAGGCAACCTAAAGAATCGTAATGGTCGTATGTATCCTGTGGAAGTTTTGGAAAAAGAAGTTAACCGCTACAACAAAGAATATATTCAAAAGAATCGCGCCTATGGAGAATTAGGTCACCCAGCTGGTCCGACAATTAATTTGGACCGCGTCTCTCATATGATTAAAGAACTTAAAAGAGAAGGTGATAACTTTGTAGGCAAAGCAAAGATTATGGAAACACCAATGGGCAATATTGTAAAGAACCTTATGAATGAAGGTGCTACTCTAGGTGTTTCATCAAGAGGAATGGGATCACTTAAACCTGCTAAAGACGGAGTTCAGCAAGTACAGAGTGATTTCTATTTGGCTACTGCAGCTGATATTGTAGCCGATCCTTCTGCTCCAGATGCATTTGTGAATGGTATCATGGAAGGAGTTGAGTGGGTATGGGATAATGGTATCCTGAAGGCTCAAGAAATTGAGGCTATGAAAAACCATATTGAAGAATCAGTTTCAAAGAAGGATTTAGAAGCAGCAAAGCTCAGAATCTTTGAAAATTTCATCAGAAAACTTTAAAATACTAAATAATATAGAAATTATCTCTAAAGGAGTGTAAAAATGTCTGATCAAGAACTAAACAACATCGCTGATGAAGATGTTCAGTTGGACGAGTTCAAAGCAGACCATACTGATGTTCAAGGTAAAGGTGCAGAAGTACCTGAGCCAGTATCTAAAGGTTCTGCAAAGCGTGCCGCTGACAAAGATCAAGGCGATAAAAAACCAGCTAAACTTCCAGGTACACGTCTTGGCATGATCAATGCTATGATGAATACCATGGCTGGTATGAACAAATCATCTCTTCAGTCAATGTACGACAAGATGGTTGACAATTCAGCTAAAAACATGGCTTCTATCAAAAGCAAGGCAATGAAAGAAGACATCGACGAGTTGTTTGACGGCCAGGAAGGTCTTTCTGAGGACTTCATGGATAAAGCATCAACACTGTTTGAAGCAGCTGTAGGTGCAAGACTTGAAGAAGAAAGAGTACGTCTTGAAGAAGAGTATGCAGCCAAATACGAAGTTGACATTTCAGAAGCTAAAGAAGAAATGAATGCAAAAGCAGATGAGTATCTTTCATATGTTGCTGAAGAGTGGATGAAAGAAAACGAAGTTGCTATTGAATCTGGCTTCCGTACAGAAATTGCTGAGTCCTTCATGGAAGGTCTTAAAACACTGTTTGCTGAGCATTATATCGATGTTCCAGATGAGAAACTCGATGTAGTTGATGATCTCAACAAAAAGACTGAAGATCTTGAAGCTAAGTTAGAAGAAGAAATGGTTAAGTCCATGGAACTTTCTAAAGAGCTTGAAGAGTCAAAAAAGAATCAGATCTTTACAGAAATGAGTGAAGATTTGACCGTTGCCCAGAGGGAGAAATTTACAGCTCTGTCATCTGGCATTTCTTATGATAGCCTAGAAGAGTTCAAGGAAAAACTAGGCGTTGTCTATGAGAATTATTTCACTGAGAAGAAGACAATTTCAGAAGATAATTCTTACGACGAAGAAATTGAGACTGACAATGACGAACCTAAAACTGTTGATCCAACAGTTGCTCGTTACTTGGACGCCATTTCAAGAACTACTAAAAAATAAATAATAGTGCAAGCATTTAATAAGGAGACTCTAAAAATGCAAAGTCTAAATGAATCAATTCAAGGCAAGTGGCAGCCAGTTCTTGAGCATCCTGATCTTCCAGCTATCGGTGATTCTCATAAAAGAGCTGTTACTGCTCAACTTCTCGAAAACACAGAGCGTGCTCTGGCAGAAAGCCGTGGTTGGAATCCTGGCCATGGACTTCTTGCTGAAGCATCTCCAACAAACGCAATGGGCGCTTCTAGCTCAACTGCAGGGGACGGTAGCATAGATACCTATGATCCCGTTCTTATCTCACTCGTACGTCGTGCAATGCCAAACTTGGTAGCATATGATGTCTGTGGTGTCCAGCCAATGACTGGTCCAACAGGTCTGATTTTTGCAATGCGCGCTCGTTACTCTTCACAGACAGGTGATGAAGCACTTTACAACGAAGCAAACACTAGCTTTGCTGTTGATAAAGCTACTGACCTGGATGCTGATACCCTTGGTGCAGGTCACGAAGGTACTGGCCCAGTTGTACAAACTGGTGAGTTAGGTACCGGTGGTTCTGCTAACGGTTACAACTTTGAATCAGCTATGTCTACTGCAGAAGCCGAGCGTCTGGGTGATGGTGCTGCTAACCAATTCCCAGAAATGGCTTTCTCAATCGAGAAAGTTGCTGTGACAGCTAAGTCACGCGCTCTGAAAGCTGAGTACACAATGGAACTGGCTCAGGATCTTAAAGCAATCCATGGTTTGGATGCTGAAACTGAGTTGGCAAACATTCTGAGCTCAGAAATTCTTGCAGAGATCAACCGCGAAGTTGTTCGTACGATCAACATTACTGCAAAGCCTGGTGCTGCTACAGACACAACTACAGCAGGCATCTTTGACCTTGACACAGACTCAAACGGCCGTTGGTCAGTTGAGAAGTTCAAGGGTCTGATGTTCCAGCTTGAGCGTGATGCTAACCAGATCGCAAAAGACACACGTAGAGGAAAAGGTAACATCATCCTTTGCTCATCAGATGTAGCATCTGCTCTGCAAATGGCTGGTGTGCTGGATTATGCTCCTGCCCTTAACTCTAACAATCTGAACCCAGATGACACAGGCAACACATTTGCTGGTGTACTGAACGGTCGCTTCAGAGTGTACATCGATCCTTACACAACAGTCAATTATGCAACAATTGGCTACAAAGGTACATCTGCATTTGATGCAGGTATCTACTACTGCCCATACGTACCTCTTCAGATGGTTCGTGCGGTAGGTGAGGACACCTTCCAGCCGAAGATTGGCTTTAAGACTCGCTACGGTATGCAGTCTAACCCATTCGCATTCGGCACCTCAGACGCTGTAGATGGTGTTGGTGGTATGAACCAGAACGTCTACTATCGTCGGGTAATCGTTAACAACATCATGTAATAACGATAAGAAACAAAAGCATAAATACTGGGGCAGCACTTAGCTGCCCCTTTTTTGTTGGAGAAATGAATGTCAGTATTAAGTAATCAACCTACAAATAGAAATTTTCTTTCTCAGTTAGGATTCAAGTTTCAAGTCAAGAAACTGCCCAATACAAATTACTTTATCCAATCGGTAAATCTACCAGCAATTTCATTAGGAGAATCTGGAGAAGATAATCCGTTTATTAGAATTCCTGTACCAGGTGATCACTTGGTTTATAATGATCTTGTTATGAATTTTAGAGTCGATGAAGATTTTAAAAATTACCTTGAGTTACATGGTTGGCTGGTGGGCCTAGGTTTTCCAGAAGGATTTACACAATACAAAGCACTTGATGATCAAAGAAAAGCTCCAGGGACAGGTGAGGGAATATATTCAGACGCATCATTGATGATTTTAGATAGTGCTATGAATCCTAATATAGAAATTATTTTCGAAGATATGTACATTACTTCATTATCTGATATAGAATTTTCTTCTGTTGGAACAGATGTTGATTATGTTTTATGTACAGCAACATTTAGGTATAAGATTTATAAAATTAGCCAGTTGTAATTTGTAATAATATGATGTAAAATATGAAGTATTGATTTTAACGTGAGTGCGATATGAAACTTGAAGATATATATGATAATTGGACAGAAGATAGCAAGCTAGACAGAACAGACATAAGTTCTGAGAGTATCAAGATTCCTCAGCTACACGCAAAGTATTTTAAGTTCTTTTCTGATGAAAGACTCAGAATGAAACAGTATGACCAACAATATAAGATCCTCTACAAACAGAAGTTTGAATACTATATGGGAACAATGGATATAGAGGAAATGAATGAGCTGGGTTGGGAACCTCAACCACTCAAGATCCTAAAGCAAGATATGCCCGTCTACATTGATGCAGACGAAGACATCATAAATCTTAATCTGAAGATTGCTCTACAGAAAGAAAAGATTGATGTATT